AAAACTTACGAAGGGTCTCTATGGGATCAGGAAATTTTTCCTATTGATAGTTGGAAAAAATTAATGAATTATAAAGGTAAGGAATCTAATTTCAGACATAAATACGATCACAAAAGCACTCGGGAAAAAGTTAAAAAGTTTGGAATGAGAAATTCCAATGTAATGGCAATAGCTCCCACAGCTACTATTGGTTACATTAATGGCGTTGAACAAAGCATAGAACCAAATTTTTCAGTATTATTTGTCTATGAAAATAAGTCAGGAAACTTTTACATAACAAATGAGCATTTCGTCCGAGACATGAAAGAGAGGGGTTTATGGAACCAAGAGATGTCTAATTTGGTTAAAAGTGCAGACGGAGATTTATCAAGGTTAAATGGAAGTATACCGAATGACATTAAAGAGAAATATAAAAGTGCCTTTGACAGAGACATGTTTAAACTCATAGAATGTAATGCGGAGCGCCAAAAATGGATGGACCAATCAATCAGCTTCAATCTTTACAATAGCGGAACTTCACTAAAATATCTAAATGATATTTATATGAAATGCTGGGAAGAAGGTTTAAAGACAACCTATTATTTGAGAAATAGAGCAGCTAGCAAAGTTGAAAAATCCACAGAGACTACAGGACAGAATACCGAAGAACCCTCAGCTTGCAGTATTGAGGCTATGCGAAACGGAGAATCCTGTGAGAGTTGTCAATGAGCATAGAAAACAAAGCTTCAGGGGTGGCTGTATTTTTCGGAAATACAGTTTTACTTGCGAAGAGATCTAAAAATTGCTACATCACAGGTGAACCTGCGCCCTTTGGAGGTTACTGGTCTATATTTGCCGGAGCCCTAGAAAAAGGAGAAAAACATCAGGAGTGCGCAGTTAGAGAAGCTTTAGAAGAAGCTTCAATAAAAATAGATTCGAAAAAACTTAAGTATATAAATACTATCACTAACAAAAAAATAAAACTCAGGATATACGGAGTAGAATTAGAAGAGATACTGTACCCAAAATTAAACCCAGAGCATACAGCATATGGATGGTTTAATGTAGACGCATTAGATTCGTTTTCTGAAAAAATAGACCCTAAAGTTGTCAAAAGTGTAATTAAGTATGTAAAAAAACGAAAAAAATGAAAAGAAAATTAATTCTATTAGCTCTATTATTATTGCCAGCACTTTGCTTTAGTAGTAACACATTATATTTTAATAACGGAAAATCCTTAGAGGGAGAAATTCTTGAGGCCAACGAAACCCACGTAAAGATAGCGAGAGCTAAAGACTTGCAACAATTCAGATTCCCAATCGACCTTCTAACAATAGACTCTAAAAAACAAATTGAATTATATTACTCTAAAGATAGGTACAGTAGCATACCATCACTAACAACGCCTCTAGATGAGAGAACTTTGAATAAATTTTCTAGTTTCATAGATCAACTTATAGAACAAAATTTAAGAAATAATAGATTACAAAAAACAAAAGAGCTAGATGATTATACTTATGCTAGAAGATTATACTTGACAGTAATAGGTAGAATACCAACACAATCAGAATTATTAGAGTTCGTTGATGACAGAGATAGAAATAAAAAAGATAAATTAATTCAAAAACTTTTAAATTCAAATGGTTATGTTAATCATCAATTAAAGTGGTGGAGTGATATGTTAAGAATTAAAGATAGGGTTAATGGCACAAACATTAATGTTGGGGCAGTTTACAGAAAGTGGCTTAGAGAATCTTTAGAAAATAAAAAACCCTATGATCAAATTGTTAAAGAACTTGTATCTGGAAGTGGAAAACTTCTAGATGGTGGAGCTGAAATCAGTTATTACCTAAGAGATAGGGGAATGCAAGAAGACAACCTATCGCATACGATTAGAATTTTCCTTGGAACTAAACTAGAATGCGCCATGTGCCACGATCACCCATTTGATAAATGGACTCAAAAACAATTCTATGAAATGACGGCTTTTACATCAGGCATCGGCAATGTAAGGCTAAGAGATGAAAATAGAGCGATAGGTCAATTAAGCAGAGCAATTAATGAAGATGGGGACGAAAGGGCTGGTTTATTTAATAATTGGAGAAATATCGTTAGGGATTCTATACAGTTTGGCATAGAGAATAATGGGACAGGTTCAATTAAACTACCTGTAGATTTTGCAGAAGATAACGGAAACCCCGGAGACACTGTATTAGCAAAAGCTATATTCACACCCAGACCACCAGAAAAAATAGATGGAAACAGCAGGATTATATTTGGTCAATGGCTAACAAGCAAAGACAATCCCAGATTCACAACTATGATTGCAAACAGAATATGGAAACATATATTCGGTGCAGGCCTAATAGAACCAATAGATTCAATGATGGATGATACAATTGCAAGCAATCAGGAATTAATGAAATTTTTAGAAAGGTTAATGGTGTCAGTAAATTATGACTTAAGAGAGTACCAACGTATATTATTAAACACCAACCTATTCCAAAGAGAAAGCAAAAAAGAAGACTATGAATTGTTAGAAAATTATAGTTTCGAGGGCCCTATTCTACGAAGAATGACAGGGGAGCAGTTATGGGACTCTTTAGTAACTTTAGTTTATAATGACATTGATAAAAAAGAAAGGGTCTACTTGCATAACCAACAAGATTATACTCCAATTTATGAGCGATATAAAGACATGACAGGAGAAGAAATTTACGCTGATTTCAAAAAAATATCAGAAGAAAATGACGGCAACAGGAACCTTTTGGGAATTATAAGCGATAATTATAGTTCCAATAATAAAAAATTCAAAGACAGAAATTTAGTAAGAGCAAGCTACCTACAATTTCCTGCCCCCGGAGGACATCTAATAAGGCAATTTGGAGGCAGCGATAAAGAGCAAATAGATAATAGTAATGCAGAGCCCAACACCACACAAGTACTAAATCTCTTAAACGGATTCGTCGAGAATAATATTTTAAATAAAAAAGATGCAGCATTTATCACTCAAGTTAATCAGGAAAAAGTGAAAACAAAACAGGTAGAAAACATATTTCTATCTATCCTAAATCGCAAACCAAAATATAGCGAAATTAGAGTTTTAACTGAATTCATTGATGAAAAAGATGGATTTAAGCATGTAGCATGGATACTATTAAATAGCCATGAGTTTATTTTTATTAAATAATGTGTAAGATATAAAGATATGAACGAAGAATTAACTAGAAGAAGTTTTGCAAAACAAATTGCAAAAAGCTACTTAGGAATTAGTGCATTAGTTTACGGTAGTGAACTGATGTCAATGACAACAAGAGTGCCCTCAGCTAGGCATGTTATTTTTCTAAATATGACAGGAGGAATGACTCATATAGATACCTTTGATCCAAAGCCAGAAAACAAAGACGTAATGGGTGAGACGTCTGCAATTAATACATCTGCAGATGGAATACAGTTGGGACACTGGTTGCCAAAGACTGCTAAACAAATGCATTTAGCTTCACTTGTAAGATCTGTAAATAGTAATCAAGGTGCGCACGAGCAAGCCAATTATCTACTTCACACAAGTTATCAAAAAAGAGGTACGATTATTCATCCAAGCATGGGCAGCTGGATTAGTAAACTATCAGGAAAATTAAATAAATCCTTACCAGATAATGTGAAGATAAACGGAGGTAGCGGAATTATAGGAGCTGGATATTTTGAAAGCAAACACGGGCCACTACCATTAGGGAACCCTAATGCAGGTATCCAAAATGTAAAAAAATCTGGATACGTTGAAGAGACAATGTACAATAAGAGATTAGAAGCTTCTAAAAAATTAAACGCAGATTTTACGGATATATTTCCACAAAAACAAGTTAGAGCATACTCGGATCTTTATGACAATGCTATTAGCTTAATGAAGAGTAAAGATTTAGAATCTTTTGATTTAACTAAAGAACCGCAAGAACTAAGAGAAAAATATGGTTTAGATAATTTTGGACAAGGATGTTTATTAGCAAGAAGGTTAATTGAGAATAAGGTCAGATTTGTTGAGGTTTCTTATGGTGGATGGGATATGCATAACGATGTATTTGGTAGCATGGAAACACGCGGAGCTGTTTTAGATTCAGGTCTAAGCTCCTTGCTTGAAGACTTGAATGTAAGAGGTTTACTTTCAGACACAATGGTTGTTGTGGCAAGTGAATTTGGACGGACTCCTGAAGTTAAAGCTGGTAGAGTCGGAAGAGATCACCACCCATCTGCGTTCAGTGTTTTATTTGCAGGAGGTGGAGTAAAGGGTGGTTATGTTCATGGAAAGTCTGATGAAAGAGCTCACTACGTAGAAGAAAACGGAGTAGACGTACCTTCCATTAACGCTACAATAGCATATGCAATGGGATTAAGTATTGAAAAAATAACCTATTCTCCAAGCGGAAGGCCGTTTAAAGTATCAAACGGTGAACCGCCAATCTTTGAAATTTTATCATGATGAACCTAGACTTCTCAAAACAGATTAAAGCAGCGCTCGAGTCTCAAGAAGGCTCTGAAGAGGTTATTTCGGAAGAGGCTTGGGCAGCAGAAAAAGGCAAAGGCAAAAAATTAAATAAGCCCTTTAGGACCCCGGGTGGACCTAAAAAATTCTCAGTATACGTTAAGAATGAAAAAGGTAACGTAGTAAAAGTAAACTTCGGCGATCCAAATATGGAAATCAAACGTGATGACCCTAACAGGCGGAAAAGCTTTAGAGCCAGACACAATTGTGCCAATCCCGGACCCAAAACAAAAGCAAGATACTGGTCTTGTAAAATGTGGACAGGTAAAAGTGTTACAAAAGTAACCAAAGGAGAAGATCAACTAGAAGAAGAAATGATTGAACTTCTTGATGAATCAGAAGCTAAAAGATCTGGACCTAAAAGTGCAGCTCAAACTCCAGCAAAACCTTCTGAAAAAAAGAAAGGCTCAACCAAAAATAAAGCAGGAAGCGCGGGAGAAAAAGGTTCAAAGATTACTTTCTCTGAAAAAGTTATCAGCGCTTTAAAAACAAAAGTTTCTGAGCATAACAAAAAACATCCATCTAAAAAAGTAACATTAGGTCAGTTGAAAAAAGTTTACCGCAGGGGAGCAGGAGCATTTTCAAGTTCACACCGACCCGGCATGAGTCGGGGAGGCTGGGCAATGGCAAGAGTTAATATGTATCTCAAAATGCGTAGAGGTGGTAAGGTAAAAGAATCTTACAGAAAAGCCGACCAAGACATATCAAAGTCTTCTATAGAATTTTCAGAATATTCTGATCTAGAAATAAAAGAAGCCATGGATGATTTAGACTTATTTGAAATTTCTAACGAAACAGAAGAAGATTTAGAAACAATGTTCATCGAAGAGCTAGAAGCAGAGCTAACCGAAAAGCAAAAAAAATTACCCCCAGCTATTCAAAAAGCTATCCTAAAGAAAAAGGGCAAGGCTCCTAAAGATAGTAAGGATAAAGAAAAAGATAAGAATAGCTCCGAAAAAGAAGAGTCTGAAGCTAAAAAAGGTCTCTGGGAAAATATTAGAGACAAGAAAAGAAGAATGGGTAAAAATTATCGACCAGCGAAACCCGGAGATAAAGACAGACCCAGCCAAGAAGCTTTAAAGAAAGCTCAAGAAAGCTCAAAGAAAAAGAAAATGTAATATTTTAGAGCTTAAAAATATTTAAAGCACATCATAACTTGGTGTGCTTTTTTTTGGCACGACATATGCAACATATATTGTAAGGATACTAATAATTAGGTCCCTGAGCGCCGAAAGGGCTCAACAATAAAAAGAAAGGTACATTATGACACACATCAAAAAAGGATTAGGAGCATCCTCAATCGTTCCAAGTAGAGAAGAGTTCATTACTCCATTCGATTCACTATTCGACAGCCTTATAGGACAAACATTCCCCGCATTAAGTCAAGAAATGGGTATACAGTTTTTTGAAAAAAATAGTTACCCCAAGGTTGATGTAATTGACTATGATGGAGAGCTCACAATAGAAGCAGAAATTCCCGGTCTTACGAAAGAAGAGGTCTCAGTTGATTTAGAAAAAGATGTACTAACTATATCTGGTCAAAATCATAATCAAAACGAAGACCTAAAGGCTAGATATATCCGTAAAGAGCTTAAGAGATCATCTTTCAAGAGGTCATTCAAGTTGGGTAAAACCGTAGATCAGAAAAAAATAAAAGCTGATTTCAAAGATGGAATATTAAAAATATCTATACCAAAAAAAGAACAAGAGAAACCTAAAAGAGTAAAGATACTTTAGTTTATACTTGACTTAAAAATTAACTCATGGTATAATTATTACCATGAAGTTAATTAATATTATATTATTTTTTCTCACTCCAGTAGCAATATTTGGAAGTTACATTCAGGTTGCTCCGGAGTCCCTTCATAACATATCTATGTCTGCTACAGACTACATTAGCTATGTAGTCAATGATCCAGACCATGATTTTCAGTATCTAAACGAAGATCCTGAAATTAGTAGAGAGATTGAGTATAGTTTATTTTTTGGACACAATACCTCGGGAGAGAGTGTTGTTAATATTAAAAGACAAGGCGAGCTTACAAAGAGTTACTTATTTTCTTATCAAAAAAACGGAAATACAAAAGCTGATCTTTTTATTATAATCGAACCCCTAAAAATACTTAATATATATGAACTAGAGTTTAAAACAAAACAAGAAGGTACAGGGACTTATAGGCAAATTGATCAAGATACGGGTAAGGAGTTAATGTCTGGTTCGGTTAAATTTAATCTTGGCCCAAAAGTTGATAAAAACTCACCAAATAATTGGTACCTGTATGGGCATTATTACTTTCAGCCTTCTTCGGAAACATATGTTCATAAAGATAGCTGGAGGTATGGAACAAATTATATTGAAACAGGTGAAATGGTTATCCAGTCAGATAAAACCATACCAAAGGAGCAGCTAAATTGGTATAAATACAGTAATGCATATTTCCACAATCCTGCAAGCGATGTATTCGTGACATTCGAAGACTATGAAAAAGGCAATCTGAACAATGTCATTAAATTAACAAGCTCAGAAAAATTAGCCCTACTAGAAGAAGACTATGGTTGGTATAAATTCCCAGAAGGATATTTTCAACCCGCTACAAATATCTGGGTGAAACCAAGTGAAGTAAATAGCTCTCCCCACGGAGAATCTATCAAGGTATATTTTAGTACCGAGCCAAGATCAGAGTACTATGGATATATATCCGAAAGCGATAATGGGTATACAATGCCAAAAGTAGAATATAAATCAGATAATACTGAGACAGATAGTAGTGAAAAGTCCGGCTTCTTTCTATCCGCAGGGTGGCTCTATAGCCCTGAACATGGATGGATATATACAACCCCGCAGATATACCCTTATTTCTTTTTGTCAAAAACAAACTCTTGGTATTGTTATAAGCTATACAATTCAGAGCATTTAGTATTTGATTACCTAAGACAAAACTGGATAAAAGACTTTTAAGTGTATTACTATTATGCCTCTTGATTTATTCAAGGAGCATAGGAGGATACATGATGAAAGAACACATAACAACAGCTATATTATTTTTAAAATTCTTATTAGTATGCTTCGGTTATATTGCCTGTATAGCAGGAATTATGTTATTAATCGTAGAGTTAGACAAAGCTCTTAGATAAAAAGTGTAATACTTGTTGTAATGAGTATTGCAAGATTTAGTGATTTTAGTGAGCAAAACCCCATAGATTCAGGGAATTATTTAGTTGGGCATGAGCATACTGGATTCAGGGGAGAGAAAAAATATGCCATAGGAGAAATATTTTCTCTTTATGCTTCTACAGATATGGAAATAAGTGGCAAAAGAACATTTCACGATTTAAATATAAACAACATATCAGGAATAGATAACAAAGTAAATGAATTATTTAGGCATACTCCTATAAATTTTAGCGGAGAAATGGGTGGAATAAGCACCCCGAGAGCTTGGATAAATGAAATACATTATGACAATAAGTGCGAAGACATGCATGAGTTTGTTGAGATATGCGGACATACAGGATTGCAGCCAAAACGCTTCTCAGTAGTCCACTACAATTCAAGCGGCTATATGGTTAAGAAAAATGAGTATTGTAAAGGAGAAGGTTGCGGAGACGAAAGCCCTATGGTATTTTCTCTTACAGGAGACTCTTTTTCAAATGTACATAAAAATTTTGGTTTTGAAATTCTACCTATGAACGGAATTTCAAATAAAGAAGATTTTGGTTTTGCATTAGTATATGATTATGGTGGTCCAGCAGAGCAAACAGTACAATTAATCAGTTATGAAGGCTCTGGCAACCAAGGCTCCTTTGTCGGGCAAGAAGGGCCTGCTTCAGGAATTAGATCTCATGAAATTTGGGTAGAGCAAGATCCAGATGAAATGGGAATCACATGTCAAAACTTAAGAACTCTGCAGTTATTTGGTACAGGTAATAGATATTCAGATTTTGAGTGGAGGTATCCAACACCAACACAATTAGAAACCAGTGGATATCTTAATCATGATCAAGATTTTTTAGCAGTACATAATGAATCGGGCAGAAAAAAATTAGAATCAAGATTAGGGATAAATACCTCAGATCCACTAGATACACTCCATGTAAAAGGAGGAGCTACGGTAGAAGGAAATCTTCTTATATTCGGCCCAGATAGTGGTCACTATGGAGAGCGCAGGAAGACTATTATTAGAGTAGAGAATCTACCTGATACAGGGGATTTCCATGAAATACCGCCCAACTCCCTCTACAGAAGTGGAGACTTTTTGATGATTAAACCTACAACTAACTACAGCTAATGGGACCTATAATAAACACAATACTCGGAGCGGCTATAAAATTAGGCTGCAATTTAATAAATGCTTGGCTTGAGCATAGACAACAAAATCAAATGCTAATGGCAGCCAGAGACAAGGCTGTTGTAGACGCATTACTAAATAACCAACAGGAACAAGCAAAAGATCCATTTGTAAAAATTACAAGAAGAATACTGTTTATGTCAATTACGTTCACAATGTGTTTTCTAATGATATATTACGCAATGAATCCGCATATTTCCTATGACATCATAGTGCCTAAAGGAGAAGGTGCAAGATGGGGAATATTTAGCTGGATTTTTGGAGCGAACGATTGGGAGATGGTCTCAATGACGGGAGGCTTGTTATTGTCATCCTTCATGGATTTATGCTTCATGGTTGTCGGTTTTTATGCAGTTCCGTCAAAGAGGAGATAGAATGAAATATTTATTCTTCATATCACTACTATTATTAAGCTCCTGTATGAGCGTTGTAAAAAATAATGAAATTAACAGAAACTTACAACCTATTGAGTTTAGCAAAGTAGACACAAATGAAGACGGGAAAATTACAGAAGAAGAAACCAAGGCGTTCAATGCCTTAGAACAAACAAATACAAATATTTCAACTCCGTTATATGTGTCAATTGGTATTTTATTAGCCTCAGTTGTGGGTTGTGCTGTATTAGTAAAAAGAAAAAATGCCAATATCAATACATAAAAGGCCTTTTACATTTTCAATTTATGAAGGGACATCTTTATCAATATATAGAGATGCACCAACCTTGACAGATCAAGAAAATTATAGCTTTAATTATTATTACGGTCAATACAGAGATGCTCATCAAGGAACAAGCGACACACCATCCGCTCATTTCACCACAGAAGGTAATTCTTTATACTCAAGCGCATCAGCTAACTTTTCAGGACAGAATTATTTATACAGAGATATAGGAAATTTATCTGGAAAAAGTAAAATTTCCTTTACGGCTTGGTATAAGTCAGAAAACACGGAAGAAGAAATATTATTTACTGATTCTGAAAACGACTCAGGAACGTTTAAACTTTTTTCAAACAATAGTGGCTCTAGGCCCGACATATCGATATACGATGGCTTTACAGGATTTTACTCAGTCACAGGAACTCGCTCAATAAATGATGGGCAATGGCACCATCTAGCAGCTACAGTCAATACGCAAGCAACTTTTCCCACAGAACCACATCTAAAACTATATATAGACGGAGAGCTTGATTCTAGTGGTTCAGCAGGGCCTATACCGGGCGCAGTAGCAGGGGCGGGCAGGTTCGCTCCTCAATCAGTTTTAGATACGCTAGAGGAAACTCTAATAACAGACACAGGAGAAGATATATCAACAAGATTCAATAATTATGTGAATATGGGGGGAGGAACGAATAATAGTATTTTGTATTTTGCAAAACCAGTAACAAACGGTATAGATAAATGGAGGCTTAGATATGAAAACGGAGGGGCTGCACATAATACAGTTAATATTTATTTATTATTAAGAAATAAAGAAACAGGTGCTACGACCTCAACAAGAATACAAAGATGGGCAGGAGGATTTCCTAATAAAAATTATTATATAGACCACTGTAGAGGTCATTCATATGCCCATCTCCCCTATCCTAATGCGATAATGGAGTCAGGGATAACTTACAGAAGAAGTAACGGTGGAGGAGCACAAATCTTTCCAGCAACAAGCAGCAGCTACGGAGTAAACTGTGGAAGTAAATACCCCTTAATGGCGTCACAGAATAGATATTATGAAAAAGGTTTTTTACAAGACCCTCCATATGCAGGCAAGCTAATGGGTAATGGAGGAAGTAATCACAGATTCTGGCCACCAAGACTCTATGGTAATGATTGGGATGAGCCAGTATATACGGACTTTGAAATATATGGTTTATACATAGATCAAAATTTAGGAGGAGTCACTTCTCGTTTATACGAGTTTGGATTATATTTAAGCGGAGAGAGATATGATTTATTTAAAATAAACCCATTCAACAATTATACAGAGCTATCCAATCAGTCCCACGAAGACATTACCCTTGGGTCAAGTGCGGGATACAGTAGGTCAGACAAGATCAGCGGACAGATCGACCATTTTAGTTTTTATGATAATGAGTTAACTAGTGGTGAAATAAGAGATTTATATCTAAGTGGCTCCTATGATCACGAAAGAGCTAATGAACTTAAAACATCAGGTTGGTATGAATTTTCTAATCCAAACAATATTGGACTAGACTCTCATTATGTAAATTCTGATGAAGATGTGGTTAGATTATATCACTTCAATAATGATACCGAAAATGAAAGTAATTATAATGCTACCTTAAACCTAGTTGGATCCCCAATTTTTGAATCTGGAGATAATACTAAATTTGGCACAAGTAATCTTTATCTATCTGGAGAAAACCAAAGAGCTTTTGACCTCGGAGGGCATGAGCTAACCTTAAATCAAGACTTTACAATAGAGTTTTTTATAAACTTCAAATCAAAGCCAGAGCTACTAGAGAAACATAAGATTTTAGAAACAAAAAATTATGGCGGAGTTAGCGTAAATTATAATTTTAGTGTCTCAGCCAATAAGTTCATTCTAGATATTAAAGAAGGCAACAATGATTTTAAAACCTTTGAATCAGTATCAACAAATATAGAAAATGATATTTGGTACCATATAGTTTTAGGAAGAAAAGATAATGAAATAATAATACTTCAAAATGGATCAATAATATGTAAAGAAAGCATGCCATTTTATCTACCTCTAGATGATGCCGAGCATGGATTTTCTATTGGTGGAGGAGTTATTGCAAACATTGAAGAATTTAGAATAATTAAAGATAATTTTATATACGATCTTTCTAATTTAATAATTCCCCCAACACAACAACTTTCAAAAACAATTAAAAAGAGAAATAATTTATCTACAAACCTACCCATACCAACAATTGATACAATAAAAGAAAGAAGAGTTGATGCGCTTTACTTAAATAGGTCACAATACCTTACAGCAACCAACAACCACTCGGCTTTTTGTTTTAGTGATGAAAATTTTTCATTTACAACTTGGGTAAAACCTACGGTTATAGAAGATCTTACCGTACTAGGAGTTTGGAATGATAGTGGGATAAGAAGCTATGCATTAATGGCTTTTGGGGCAGACAAAACCTTTCGCTTTTTGGTATCAGCTGACGGAACTTCATATAGCAACGTTACATCCTTATCATCCACCCAAGAGATATTATTCAAAGATAAATGGTATTTTATTTGTGGGATTCATGATGCAGATTCAGACGAATTAAAACTATATATTTATGACGAAAAAGATCAAATCAGTCTAACCAGTAAACCTTGGGCAGAAGGAATAATGAAAGATCAGTACAACAATGAGTTTCAGTTTAATGGATCAAAAAATGGAATGTCATGTGCTACGGACATTCATGTAGATCAATTAGCCTTTTTTAACAAAGCTCTTTCTGTAAATGAAGTTTCGGAAGTGTGGAATGGCGGCATGGGACAGGAGTATCAAAACATAGAAAATACAACTTGGAAATCTAATATAATTAGCTGGTTTGATTTCTACCTAGGATCAACCCATGACACAAAAAATTCAAATCATCTTACTGCTTCGAGTTCACTAACTATATCAAACGGAAGGAGATCAACCGGATTTGAGGATGCTAAAGACGGCTCAGAAATTTTATTTTTTGGTTCGAGAGAAGGAAGTCAGTCACTTTTTTCTCCAGAAGGCAGAGAAACTACCTTTAAAGAATCAGTTATTAATAACCATCCAGCAATTCTTTTTAAGGAGGATAATAATTCTGGAGATTTTCTAGACTCGACTTATACATTACCTCTAGAGTTTACAATATTTGCTGCATTATCAGGAAGCAATGAAGCATATGCACCAATTATTAATAATACCGTGGCAGAAAATCAAGGATTTTCAATTTATAACAGCGGAGACTCTTTTAAGATTCAAATTAATAACGAGTTTGCAGAAGTAAATTGTCCAGCAAAATATCATACAATAGCAGCAACATACAAAAACGGCACAGGAAAATTGTTTGTAAATGGAGAAGACGGAGTGGTAGTGGAAGACGAGCTATCTTTAAACGCAAAGCCTATATCAATAGGAAAACTATCTCATGTAGAAAATGATCAAACCAATTCTTATTTCAATGGATTAATATCAGAAATTATAATATTTGACCATAGCGAACCATTAGATGTTGGAACTAAAAATTATTTAGCCCAGAAGTATCGCTTAAATAAGCTTAAAATTTCTTGACAAATTCTTTTTTTTGTGTTATTATTATTGAACTTACTAAACAAAAATAACGATATATAAATATGGATACAAAAACAGGAGAACTTTTAACTAAAAATATAGCAGGAGTAAATAGAATTTTACCTCATAAACATAAATATGCATGGGATTTATTTTTAAAAAGCTGTGCAAACAACTGGATGCCAACAGAAATTAGCATGCAGAATGACATTAAACAATGGAAAAATGATGAAATTACAGAAGATGAGAAACTACTTGTTAAACGCTGCCTTGGATTTTTTGCTGGAAGTGAGTCTTTGGTTGGTAATAATTTGCTTTTGTCAGCCTTTCGTTATATTACAGACGCTGAGTGTCGGCAGTATATATTGCGTCAAGCATTTGAAGAGAGTCTTCACAACCTCACGGTAGTCTATATTTGTGATAGCTTAGATTTAGACATAGACGAAGTCTTTAATGCTTACGAAACGATTCCTAGCATAAAAGCAAAAGACGACTTTCTTATGAGTATAACAAATGATATTAGTCGTCAAGATTTTAATCCACACTCAAAAGAAGGAAAGCAAGAAATTTTAAGAAACTTTTTAACCTATTGGATTGTTTGTGAGGGAACTTTCTTTTTTAGTGGTTTTGCCATGCTACTTGCGCTTGGCAGACAAAACAAACTACAGGGCATTTCAGACCAAATTAAATATACCTTAAGAGATGAGAGCTCTCATATAGCATTTGGTACGTATTTAATTAATACGCTGATAGAGCAAAATCCATCAATCTGGACAAAAGCCATTCAAGAGGAATTCGTAGATCATATTAAAAAGGCAGTAGAGCTTGAGATAGCTTATGCTCATGATGTTCTACCTACAGGAATTCTAGGATTAAATGCAGAGATGTTCGTAGATTATATGCATTACATAGGAAACAGAAGATTAGAAGCTATTGGCCTAGACTATAGATTCCCAAGCGACAAAAACCCCTTTCCTTGGCTGGGTGAAGTTGTAGATGTTCAAGCGATGGGAAATTTCTTTGAGCGTAGGGTGAGAGAATACCAACAAAGCGGCTCCTTGGAAGACGATTTCTAAAAAAATATAGAAAAACCCAGATAAATGTGTAATATATATCATGGGACAAGCGCATTCAAGATTAGGAGTTCACGTAAACTCCGTAAAAGATGAAGGAAATACTAGTGGTGGAGATAATAAAAACGCATCAGGAAGTATATACCTTGCGGATTGCGGTAGACAAGCAGGAATTACCCCTTCGTCACCAGATAAAGCAATAATTATTACAGATATAATTAATGGGGCAAATAATTCAGCACTAGAATTAGCATATAAAGCTGACGCAGACGCCAGCTCCGCAAGCAGAACGACAATGCTTATTATGGAACCAAAAACTTCCCACAGCTTCTTTATGCCATTAAGGCTTCCAAAAGGTAAATTTGCAAACCTTCATGCAGGAGCAAAGGTTACCATACATTATTACGAAGAATAATTATCTTGACTTTTGTTACAAAATGTGTTATAGTTATAGCACTTAATGAATAAAAAGTTTAATAAAAAAGAAGTCTTAGGAAATTTACTCAATGTACCCAAGTTACAAAAGCGTAACTTTTGGGCTAGGGAAATGAAGATCTTAAATGATCTAATGAAAATTTTTCCTGAAGAGGACTTTTGGTCTAAACTTTGCTTGCCTAGTAAAATTGATTCCTTGCTAATATTAAATACTGAAGAAGGTAAAAAAAAGCTGCAATCTAGATATAATCAATATAAATATATTCCTAAAGAAACTAAAAAAATCCCACTTGGAAAAAAAGTCGGAAAAGATTATAAAATAAAAGATAAACCCAAAACAATTAAAAATTTTCTAAAATAATGTCAGAGTCACAACAAGTACTAAAATCATTTTTATCAAATAACAAAGAGTTCCATTATAATTTTGAGGAAGAAATTGACTACAAGGTATCCAGTGGAAGCTTAAGAATGGATTTTGAATTGGGGGGCGGATTCGGGCCCGGTCTACATAGATTCGTAGGAATGAATGAAGGGGGTAAAACCTCGGAATCCCTAGAGGTCATGAAAAATTTCTTAAGCTCACAAAATAATGCTAAAGGATTTTTTATAAAAGCCGAAGGTAGATTGAGCCCAGAGCTACGCAAAAGATCTGGAGTTAAATTTGTTTTTACAGAGGATGAATGGGTAGATGGAACTTGCTTTGTGTTCGAAAGTAATGTATATGAAACCGTGCTAGAGGCGATGAAAACGCTAATACTAAGTAATGAAGAAAAAACAAAGTATTGTTTTGTCTTAGATTCACTAGATGGGCTTATCACAAAAGATGATATGAATAAAACTTTCGAAGATGCGCATAAAGTTGCAGGAGGAGCTTTATTAGGGGCAAAGTTTATGCAAAAGATGAGTATATCTCTAGCTAAAAGAGGGCATATGGCAATTTTCATATCTCAAGTAAGAGCAGATATCAAACTAGATCCTTATAGTAAAGCCCCAGTGAGGCAAACTACAGCTACTGGAGGTAATGCCCTACTTCACTTTGCAAACTTTATTCTAGAATTTGAGCCAAGGTTTAAAAAAGATATAATCCTAAATAGCCCAACGACACCAATATGTCCAGACAAAAATCCAATGCTAGGACACAATGTCAAAATAGTTGTTAAAAAATCTCCCAACGAAAAAACAAACTATACTCTATCATATCCAATAAAATATGGAAGAGAAAACGGTAATTCCATATGGGTCGAGCGCGAGATAATGGATATGCTATATATCTGGGGATATATATCAAAGAAAGGTGCGTGGATCACCTCAGATGAAGAATTTATTGAAATGTTAAAGAAAGATAAAATTGATTTTCCAGAAAAAATACAAGGAGAACCAAAACTTAATTCATTTCTTGAAGAAAACCCAAGTGTCGGAGAATATTTAATTAAGCATTTTAAGAGCTTAATCTATAATGAAATTTAAAACACTCACCGGAGCAATCAAAAGAGTCAGGTCTCCCAGAAAACATTTAATAGAATGGAACGCTGGAAGCCGAAGTAAATTCCAAAAAAGAGTTAAAGATTTTCTAGTAGATTATTGGAAAAATGATGTAGTATTCGAAGAATTTCCTGTGCCCGGTACAAGATTATCTATAGACTTTTATAATGCTAATAAAAATATAGCTATAGAAGTTCAAGGAGATCAGCATATAAAATTTGTACCACACTTTCATAGAAGACAAGGTAATTATCTTCACCAATTAAGGAAAGACAGGCAAAAAGAAGAGTTTTGTGAGCTTAATAATATAAAACTGGTAGAAATATTTCAAAAAGAAGAAATAAATAAAGAATTATTCTCTAAGTACAATATAATATTATAGTGTAACAAAAGCTATGAAAGAATTAGACTTAGATAATCTACCAGAATTTAAAATGCCGGAAGAAATTTTCGAGCAATTATATAATCTTACTGGCGGGACAGAAGAAAGCAGCAAAGGATTCCTCATTGCTTATACAAACCAGCATGGAGAACCAGTAATTCACGCAAAAGCCTCAAACCAAATTGTTCAAATGGGCTTAATAAAAGCCGTAGAAACCTTTTTGATTCAAGTAGAAAATCACGAAGATATACCACCTCAAGAAGATTAGGCTTGCATATTATCAGATTATATGCTATTATTACTAGCATATGATTTATTCCAATGAATTAGAACAACACGTTCTCGCAGGACTTATCAAATATCCAGAGCTTTTTGCTGATATTGATACGTTTATTGATGAGAATGATTTTTATGAAGAAGATTCTATAGTAAATAAAACTATATTCAGAATTATCAGACAACTAGTTTACGCCACAGAAGCAATTGACCCAGTTATTATCGCTGAAAGAGTCAACTCACTAGGTATAAGCTTTGAAGACAACATTAAGGTAGGAGACTATATACAAGCCCTCTCAATGAGGAGGGTTGCAAAAAATCAAGTCTTATCCTCTTGCAAAGAACTAAAAAAGCTAACTGTAAAAAGAGAAATCTGCGCATCTGCCAGAGACGTAGAAAAGCGTGTTAAAAAAATGCCTTCAACAGCGACTTATACAGAGATTGTAAATCTTGCAGATTCAGTTTTTAATGAAAAGATTAACGTTTTTGAGTCAGGTCAAGACCGTCCAACAAATATATATGAAGAAATGGAGGAGATGGTGGAGGAGTTAGGCAATAACCCTATTACTGACTTTGGTCCAGTAGGCCCACATCCAAAACTTCATGCAATGTATGGCTCCTTACTGCGGCCCGGAAATATAACTGTTGTAACCGCTAGGTCAGGAGTTGGAAAGACCCAGTTTTGTATGGATTTTTGCACCAAGGTCTCCGAGCAATATGATATTCCAGTTCTTCATTTTGATAATGGAGAAATGAGTAAGGAGGAATTAATTATGAGACAATGCGCAGCATTAAGTGGGGTGCCATTACACCTTTGTGAAACAGGAAAGTGGAGAACAGCAGGAAAAGAGGTTTGTGATAAAATTAGGTCAGTATGGCCCAAGATTAAAAATCTAAAATTTTACTACCAAAACGTCGGAGGCCTCTCTACAGACCAAATGGTTGCTCTAGTTAAAAGATTTTATTACGGAAAAATCGGAAGAGGTAACCCGATGATATTGAGCTTTGACTATATTAAAACTTCTTATGGAGAATCCAATTCTCAAATGAAAGAATGGGAACAAATAGGAGTAATGGTAAACAGCTTCAAAAAGTGCGTACAAAGAGAAATTTTAGTAGATGGAGAACCAATTATCCCCATGATCACAAGCGTACAGACAAATCGCATAGGAATAAGCCAAAACAGAAGCTCAGACACTATCGTAGAAGACGAAAGCGTAGTGTCCCTATCAGACAGAATTACCCAGTTTTGCTCACACATGTTCTTCCTCAGACCGAAAACTGTAGACGAACTTGAAAATGACATGGGTTTCGGCTCACATAAACTTATAAACCTAAAAGCCAGACACTTAGGGGATGACATCTATGGAGCCATAGAGCCAGTAAAAATGCCAGACGGTACATTAAAGAAAAATTTTATTAATCTAAATTTCGACAATTTTGGAATAACAGAAGTAGGGGACTTGAGAGACTTAGTAGATCATATCGAAGCCGGAGGAGAGGTCTTTCAGGATGGAGACTCTGTTATTCCAGATTTACTCTCATGAACGCAGACAACATAAAAGACGTCCTAATAGAACTAGGTTACCAACTAGTAGATAGGGGTAATTATTGGCAGACAAATGCCGTATTCAGAAACGGAGATAATAAGACAGCAATACAAATATATAAAGATTCTGGAGTATGGAAAGATTATGTAGCACAAACATCTTTTATGCCCTTCAAAAGCTTGGTTCAAGCAACTCTCAACACAAACGATAAAGAATTACTTGACAAATATTTAAAAAATTTAAATCTATTAGATACCGGGCTAGAAGAAAGGGTATCCAAACAGAGTAATAAAATCGTAACCGAAGAGACTTATAATGAGAATTGTCTTGAAAAATTACTACCACATTATAAATTTTATAATGATAAAGGTATATCTACGACAGTTCTAAAAAGTTTACAAGGTGGGTTTGCTACAGAAGGCCAAATGAATAAGCGCTTTGTATTCCCTATATTCAACGAGCATGGCCTTATTCACGGCTTTGCAGGACGAGACATGGTATCAGGCTCAGAAAGGCCAAAATGGAAGCATATAGGGCGTAAAAACAATTGGATCTACCCCTTATACAATTATAGTTCTGAAACAGAGAAAGCTATCGATCAAAAATCTCAAGTTATATTAGTAGAGAGTATAGGAGACTTACTTTCCCTACATGAGTCAGGAGTCAAAAATGTCCTTGTTACTTTCGGCCTGTCAGTTTCCCCAAAAATGATATGCGCCCTAGTTTCACTGTCTCCAGAGCAAATAGTTTTTTCATTTAATAATGATAGTGATAAAGAAGACAACAGGGGGAGAGATGCCTGCGTTAAAAACTATCTTAAATTATTAAAATATTTTGATGCGGACAAAATGTGCATATGTTTACCAACTAAAAACGACTTTGGCGACATGAATATTGAAGATATATCGCAATGGCAAATTAAATTATTAAATCTAGACAAAGATAAAAATAAAAATAATATAATAAAGAGGGCGAAACAACTTTATTTACAAAAGAAAATAGCGAAAAACATCTTTACTAATATTAAAAAAATTACAAATGAGTAGAGAAGTAAGGCTATCTGCCAGTAGAATAAGCACATTAAAAAAGTGTTCTTGGATTTATTGGGCAAAATATATTTTAAAAGTACCAGACACAACAAATGATGGAGCAAGTAGAGGGTGGATATGCCACCTCATATTTGAGCTATTAGGAAACCCTAGGCATAAAAAAGTTTATGACAAACTTGTCTTAAGTGAATCAATTTACGATCATCCGGCAATCAAAAAACTAGTACTACATCACGCCAAAAATCTAAAGGTAGATGATCCGGAAAATCTACAGATGATAAGCGATATGACAATGGCAGGGCTAAATTTTGACTTCTTTGGAGACACAAGGATATTACCAGACGAAGCAATATCTGAACAAGAATTTCTATTAGATGTTGACGAAGACGGAAAGAGGTATAAAGTATTAGGTTTTATAGATAAATTATTTTTATACAAGTCTGCAGGAGCAGCACTAATCAGAGATTTTAAAACTAGCAAGAGCGTCTTCAAGGGAAAAGATCTAACAGATAATTTACAAGATTTAATTTATTGTTTAGCTGTGAAAAGAATGTTTCCAGAATACTCCAAAAGAGTTATGGAATTTTTGTTTCTTAAATTTAATCTAGAATCAAAAGGTACGGTTAAAATGCCTCAAGTATCAGACGACGAACTAGAGGGCTTAGAATATGAACTAACAGGCATACAAAGCTACCTAGAGAACTTCACAGAAAAAGACGCAATTTCAAATTTTGCAGGAGATCAAGGCTACCCAAGCGACGGGAGTTTCGGGGGTTTACTTGTATGCGGAAAAGATGGATACAAGATAAGCAGGGGAAAACCTGTTTTAGACGAAAATGGAGAGCCTATAGTCGCATATATATGTCCATTTAGAAAAGGATTTAGTTATACAGTACTTGTTGATAAAGAGGGTAAGGTTATCTCAAGTAAGTTTGAAAACGAGTCCCATTTACTGGTTGCAGATGAGTCAAAAGGGCAAAAGATAGAAAAAAGAGAATATGCGGGATGCCCAAAGTGGAATAATTAAAAATCTCTCTCCAGAAACGTTCTACGATACATACGGATCAAAGATTTTTAGTCAGTTTAATTTCTATGATTATATATATGTCGGTAAAAATGATAATGAATTTTTTGATTTTATATATAAGTCATCCAGAATCCAAAAAACAGATAAAGTATTAGACTTAGGTTGTGGAGGAGGATACTTAACCCATGAATTAAGTAAATTCAATGAAGTAAATGGTTTAACTAATAGCCAAAACTGCATAAACCTAGCGAAAAAAAAATATCCTTCATGCAAGTTTATTAAAAACGACATGGAAGATTTTATATCCAAACATAAATATGATGTTATACTTGCCCTAGAAAGCATTTGCCACACAAAAGACCTATATAGAACTTTAAAAAATTGCTATGAAAATCTCAGAGAAAAAGGCAGGCTATATATAAAAGACATGATATATTTAGACGACCTTAATCAATTAGCCGCAAGGAACAAAGCTTACCACTGCTACTTTTATTCTCTTTGCCCAGAATATACTATTAATAATTTATTAAATTCAGCAAAAGATGTTGGATTTAAAACTATATATATTCAAAATCTTGATGAAATATCAAATCAAGAATATGGAGAGAGTACGCTGTTTCACCATGAAGGCAGGGGCAAATACAGAAGTTTATTTGCAAAAGAGAAATATCACGAAAATCTAGCAATACTATTTCAAAAGAACTAAGCCCTGTGATTGTGTAATTATATATGTGACTAGAACTAATTTATCTAAAACCTACAACTATGTAGTAATCGCAAAAAGCGATAGCTCCGCCTACCTATGGAGCGGTCATGGCCTTGAAAACGCGCCTAACCCCACAATATACATTAGGTCTGATGACGAATTATATATTAAAAATGAAAGCGGAGGGCATCTTTTAAAAATAACCAAATCAGGAAGCGCTGATATTACAGAGTCTAATGGTTCCATAAGTCTAACTTCTCCATCCAATGGTTCTACTATTTCTGCAGGAACATACAATTATATTTGTCAAGCTCATCCATCAGCCATGAAAGGTGAGATTATAGTTAGCGATCATGATGTTGATGGAACTCCTGATAATGGATATGGCACGGGACTTTTACCAGCCAGAGGAAATGCGATTACCGCAAAAAAAATTGTTACAAAGATAAATGAAATAGTAACAAAAAGCGAATCAGGAGGAAGGGCTGCAGTTTCCCAATCTCCTCCAGATAATCCTGCAAATGGAGACCTTTGGTTTAATTTAACTGAAGCTGAACTCTATGTATATGCAGATACTGAAAGTGCATGGATCCAAAC